CTTGCTTGCGCCACAGCGCGACTTGGTATTCGACGCCGTTGAGCAGTAGGTTGCCCTTCCACGAGGGAGCGTTGGCATTGTCGGAGTTGTTGGTGAAGACGCTGATGTCGCCGTCTTTCTTTTGGTATGTACTCATAAAATTAGGTTGGGTTTATAAATTTTTTGGGTTATGGTTGTAAAGATAAGGGTGGTTCTTGCCATTCTTGGCACTCGTTCTCAAATGCTGCGTCATGGAAGAAGTCGAGCGGTGTCTGATCCAGCCATGCCTGCGCACTTTCTGTTTCACTGTCGCTCATCACGGCTTTTTTCCATTCAAATAGCACTGGAGGAACTTCCCCGACTTTGACTTCGGGTGTGGTTATGTCAAGTTTTATGTACTTGAAACTTGACACCCAAGCGTCAATGACGTCGATGCTGCCAGCGTGTTCGTGATTCCAATCGTGCGCCTCATATTCGATGTGGATTATTGGTTCAATGAAGCCGCCGTCGTGCGGGATTGGGTAGAAGTGTTTGAAGGATCGTTCTCTGGTCATGGGTTGGTTTGGTTTAGGTGTTGGTTAACTTTTTCAATAATCAAATCACCGATGTACTTGCGGCAAATGTCAGCTGTTTGCAATCGATTTTCGATAGCGGCAGCGGCATCGGCATCGTAATAGGCATCGGCAGCGGCAGCGGCATAGGCAGCGGCAGCGGCATAGGCAGCGGCATCGACAGCGGCATCGGCAGCGGCATAGGCAGCGGCATAGGCAGCGGCATAGGCAGCATCTAACTCCTCACGTGTTGCCGTGCCTTCGCCAAAAGCAATCGCAGTGTCAACTGCTTTAAGGCTTCTATCGTCATTCATCAAGTGCCTAACGGTGTTGGCGCAGTGCCCTTTTGCAAGGGTTAATGGTTGCAGTCCAATATCGCATTTGGATGCGAGCCACAACAGCCAATCGCCACGATGGCAGTCGGCTACGACCTGTTCAATTGTTTTATCGCCAGCCCAATCAATGGCGGTCTGGCAGGCATTAACGGAATGGAGGTACTTTTTGAAGGTTTTCATTGGTTGGTTTGGTTTAGTTTGGACATCATTGCGACGCACTTGGTACGCTCTTCGGTCACGCCAAGGTTGTAGGCGTTCTGCATGTCTTGCAGTGCCGACCGGTACGCCTCCGCCCAGACCGGGTAGAGGCGCGCCGAAACTTCAGGCGATACATTTTGGAATAGCTGGCCAACGAGCGTCACGACCTTGCCAAGCTGCATGTTGTTGTGGGATAGCGACATCATCGCTTCGTCGCGTTCAAATTGTGTCATAGTTTAGTTAGTTTATGTTTAACGCTATTAATTTATACTTCACTTGGCCTTGGTCGGTTGTCTACGATTTGAATATCTGAATTTTCAAAGTAGATTACATTACCTTGGGAATCGAATTCCCACTTTGCCCAAACCCCACTTGAATTTTCAAAGTAAATTTGTTTGCCTTTAGAATCGTATTCATACTTTGCCCAAAATCCATCTGCACGCTCGAAGTAGATTCGATTACCATTCTTGTCTTTGATTACCAACTTACCATTGGCCTCGAAGTCCCAGTTGATTTGCTGTGCTATTGTTTTCATCGAAATGTAACGGTTAGAGTGGTCTTGGCTGGCTTCACTGGTACTACCGGCACAACTTCGCCAGTGTTCGGATCGACGATGGCGGCGGTGTCTGCCATCTTAAACGCGGTCTTAACTAATTCGTGACGTGCTTTCAGGCGGTCTGCCAGTTCAACGCAGACTGGATCTTGGTTAAAGTCCGGCACGTCGCGCGGCTCGCGTAGCTGAACGCTTGCGCCGTGGAACTTGAACTCGCCCTTGCCGTAGGTCGCGGCGGTGTCTTTTGCCAGTTCTTCGGTACGCTCGATGATAGCCTCCAGCGCTTTCACAACCGCCTTGCAGCGGATGTGAACGGAAAGCGGGTCGACGTTGCCGTCCATGACTTCGGCGGTGACGTGGTTGACAAAGGCTTCGATCTCTGCCCTGTCGATGTTGGTGGGTAATGTCAGCATTGGTCACCTCCTTGCAGTTTTGCGATGAACTGTTGGCGCTCTTTCATTTGTGCTTCTTTGAACGCGAGCAGGTCGAGGTTCTGCTTCCAGCCGAAGGCGTAGCGCTCATCGCGTTGCTTGTGGATGAACTTGGTCATCAGGGTTTTGGCTTCTTGCTTTTTCATTGGTTGGTTTGGTTGGTTTAAAGGGTTGAAAGGTATTTAATTCCTGATTCGTACTTCGCCGCATCCCAGTTCTCGCGTGCCTCCAGCTTGTATCGCTGATCGGGATCGCTGACCTTAGCCATCAGCATTTGACCGTACTTGACGCGCAAGTCCGTGAGCATCTGCTCTTTGCCGATAGCCAGCGTCATCTCTTCGGCGGTTGCGATGCTTGTTTCCAAGCCGATGCCGAAGTTGCCAAGCGCCCTGCCCCACGCGGAGGACTCGCAATTCTCGACGTAGCTGGTCTTGTTGATAGCGCTACTGGTGCGATCTTCCTGCGCCATGCCGCTGGCGACGATGCGGCCATTGGGATCGGTGATGAGTGCGTTCAGTACGCAGAAGTCGGGTGTCAGCTGCACGACTTCGGTGGTGAGGGAGTGATCGGCGAAGTTTGCGCGGAAGTATTTGAGGCGCTCGACTACTTCGACGTAGGGTTTCCCTTTAATGTTCGTTGTTTTGAATTGGTGCATTTTTTGTTGGTTTAGTTGGTTGGTTGGCAGCGAAGTTCAACGCGGCGCGGATGCTGCCAAATCGCGCCCGGCATAGGGTGAGGGTGTCAGCCTCGCAGTACACGGAAGTAAGTTGCATAAGGGGTTTAACGGTTTTGGTTTTTGTTGTGTTTTTCATCGTGTTTGTTTAGACGTGCAAATATATAAATAAATATGAATGTTTGCGCGTAGGCGGTGAAGTACCACCATCCTTCGTCCGTGTGGATAGCGCAGATGAAGCAGGTGGCGATAAAGAATACGAAGTAGGTCAGGGCTTTCATAATATTTCGAATAGGGTATAAAAATCGTCAGTTTTGATTCCGAAATTCATGCAAATGCTAATCACCGCGTAGTACGGTGTTTCGTGGACGTACTCGCTCCGCGTGAGCCACCACGTCAGGCGTTCTTGCTGTTCGGCTGGCATCGCGTCCATCTTGGCACGTGCTTGTGGTGTTAGTTTGTTGATTAAGGTTGTCATTGGTTTTTGGGGTTTAGTTCGTTAGGTGTTTGGCTTGAAGGATGCGGCCATACAACGCCCAGTCGAAGCGCAGTGGCTGTTTAATTTCCGCATTTGTCGGTGTTGGTGTCGTGCGCAGTTGCTTGCGGATGTGAGCAAACCACGCGTCAAGGGTAAAGGTGTGTTTCATTGGTTGGTTGGTTTAGGCATTGGCAGTGGTGTGGATGAACGCTGGAAGCGGATGAACCTGAACCAGTCGCGGTGTTGGCTGCGAAATAGCGCGTCTACAATTTGACGTGTTCGCGTCGGGTTGCTGTTGGCAGTGAATGGATAGTCCGCGTGCATCGCATACATGCCGCTGGGCAGCTTGTGGATGTAGGCCTCAACGATATTGCCGTTGTCAAGGGTGATGGGTGTGTGAGCGATGATGTCGTGTTGCATTGGGTTTGGGTTTAGAGGGTTAAAAGAATGCGCGTTGTCAAGTCGCGCCCCTTGGTGGTTGGTTTAGTAAATTTCCCTTCTCCAACTTGTGCCGTGTATTTTTTTTATGGTTTTATTATTTAAAATCGTACAATAAAAACCATCAGCATAAGCATATTGATTTTCCATTTTAAATGTTTTAGGCTCTCTGCCAAAGTATGCAATAAAATCAGCTTTAATCTTTTGCTCTAATTTGATGTTTGTGGTAGTCATTGTTTTTGGGTTTAAAGGGTTAGTGTGTTTTTTTCCGTTTTGGTATATGCAAATATACATACATATATATATACGATGCAAACTTTTTTTAATTTTTTTTTCTGCGTTTCCAGCGCGTAGACGCACTTTTGGACAAAACTTGTCCAACGCCCCCGATTTCCAAGCCTTGATTTTCCGCACTTACCTCAACCGAGCGAACAAAACGACGCTGGCGAGCAGTCCCAAAATCGCCCCGACAAGCAGTATCGGCCACCTGCTTTTGCGCTTCTTCGGCTGAACGACGACAGTGCGATCTACGATTGTCGTATCGCGCATTATTAAGCGTTCTATGACAGTATCTCTGCGCAGACGGATGACAATGCCACTGCCTGAATTTGCGACGCTTAGAACGCTTGTTTTAGCACTGTCGCGCAAAGTGAAGCGGCGTATCAACCCGGCGCTGTCGCACAAGTCAGGAAGCGTCAACTCCGTCAAGCTGCCAGCGGTCACGACTTGCCGGTCAGTGTGAACGACGGCGCTCGTGCGGATCACCTCCGCAGGTTTGCGGCAGCATCCAAAAAGCAGCAGGTTAAATATGAGCGTACTCCGCAACAGCATTGAATGATGGGCAGGCTTTGGCTACTTTTGGGAAGTCACGATGGCCGAGGATTTTGGCGGATGGGTACTTAGATCGCCACTCATGCAGCGCCTGTGAGAGTGCGTCTTTTTGCCCCTGCGTGCGATTGTCAACTGGGTTGCCTCGGCTGTCAACCCCGCCGATGTAGCTGATATGGAGGCTCACCGAATTGTAACCGGCCACGCCGTTGCACACGGTGTCATCGGGTGCGAGCGTGATGACTTCGCCGTTGGGTTTGACGACCTTGTGATAACCGGGTGACTTCCACTTCAGGTTTGTCCGCCAGTAGTTCTGAATCGAATCGATTGTCGTTGAGTGCGGTGTCGCCGTGCAGTGAACGACAAGGTATTTGATGTTTCGCATTTGGCCTATTTAGGTTGCAAAATTAAATATCATTGGTCTTGATTTTACACCCCATAAGGTACGAATCAATACGCCTCCTACCACTTTACACCCTATCGGGTGCTGGTCGTCGTGAACGTCGCATCAATGACGCGGGTGTCTATTTTCTTGGTGTTCAGGTGGATCAGTTTCAGCTTCATCCAGTAGCCACCCAATGGCTTCGGCGGTCTGCCTCTCTCAACGTGAAAGCCACCAACTCCTCCCTGATACTCCTCCTTGTATGTCGCTGTACGAATTTGGTGCAGAGGCCGTTGTTTGATTATATAGTCGCTTCGGTTGAGGTAGGTGATGACGTTGACGTGATGATACAACTCATGCACGTGCCCTTGCCAAGTGCAGTCGTAGCCTTCGACCATCGCCATGATTCGCTGATCCTGGATGACGCCCTTGGTCACTGGGCCACCTCCGCCTGACCCGTGGTAGTAGTGCATTGCAAAGCGTGTCCGGTGGTTCGCTTTAGGACTATGCGTGAAGCCGAACAGGATTGCGCCGCCGTAGCCGCCAAGCTGAACGTCAGTGCCGCACTCGTGGTTTAGCAGCGTGACGAACATCTGCAAGGCGTCGAACTCGACATTGCGGATCACGCTCGTTTCGTGGTTGCCGTAGCCAATCAGCGCGATGTGCTTGGCGTAAGGCTTGAACCACTGCACTGCGTCGTTCACGACGGCCTGCAGGTAGTTGCCTTTATTATGTTCAGGTCTGATTTCATCCTTGCCCCTGCGTGGATCTCCGCGCCCCTGCATCAGGCAGAAGGTGTCGCCGTTCATGATGATCTTTGCGCCTCTGCGCACGGCTTCGTCGAGGTGGCTCTTTAGCAGGTCGCGATCACACTTCGGGTTGTCCCAGTGCAGGTCGCTCACCAGCAGAAACTCCGCCTCCCTCCCTTCGCAGTCGAAGGTGTGAACATTCGCTGCGTGTCGGGTTATATTCATGTTATTGGTTTGGTGTCGATTTCAGCAGCTTCATGATGCGCACTTCCAGCACCTCGGTGATCTTGACCCCTGAAAAGCCGACGATGAAGGCGAGGCCGTACTCGATATTCGGTGCTTGTATGTTCAGGATGCCGATGATCACAGGCGCGATGTAGGTGGCAGATAGTGTGCCGCTAAGTACTGCGATCAGCTGCATTTTCCAGTTTTTCATCTTTGGGGCAAGCAGTAGTGCGCCGAAGAAGCCGGCGATGGTTAGGCCGAGGTTGATGCCGATTGATTTGAGGAAGTCGATCATTGTTAATCTTCGTTTAGTGTGTTAGATACGTCGTCGCGCTCGGTGTAGTCTTTGCCGTACTGGTCATCCCAGCCAAGGAAGGTATGCACCCCGACAGGCGGAGGCCAGCACTCGAAGGGCAGGTAGTCGGCTTGCGGCTCTGCATCCCAAAGAATGTCGACGCAGTAAGTGCCCTCTATTTCACCCAGCGGCACTGCGAAGCCTTGCGGCACTGGTAGCGCTGTGAATGTCGCTTCGTTGGGGAAGGCATATTTACGGAAGGTAGCCATTAGGTAAGTCGGGTTAGGTTTGCAAGTTGTTCGTTTGACAGCCTTGTGGTGTAGATTGCGGCGGAGCGGATGCGGTCGTTGAATGGGCCATAAGTAGTATCAGATAATAATGCTCGACTTAAAGCACTTGTTGGATAATCAGTTGAATTGGTAGATGTTGCTACCTGTAATCCATCTATGTAAAGAGCGTAGTTGCCATTTTGGTAACCAAAACCTATTTTGTGAGAACCAAGCGAAAGAGCACTGCTTGTAAATAATGTGACTGCTGATGTTGATGTTTTTTTAATAGTTACACGAATTGCCCCAGTGGCATTTTTTACAACGGTCAAATAGTCACTTGTGCTTCCCGAATCGATTGTCAAAATTGTACCTCCAGTTAACCTTTCAACATCCACCTCCGCATAAATCGTCCCCTCCGTCTGCCCTATCAGCCCACTAACAAGCGCACCCGATGCGCTGATGACATCAGCGGCACGGCTTACTGCTGCTGTCGTTGTGGGGATTGGTGATGTAGCAATAGGGCCAATTTCTGCCTGCGTAAAGTCGACTTCGATAACATCACCACTTGCAATCATCCGTATTCCGACCTGCCCCGACGCCACGGTTTGCGCGCCACTATTAAACGAAGCAAACGCACTTGTCAACGTTACGGTCTGCCAATTTGTGCCGCCGTTTGTGGTGAGTTCAATTTGACCAGTCCCTGAAACTCTACGCATATACGCCGAGAAAATACGCGACTGCGAGGCGTGCGATATGTTTTGCGTTATCGTCGCACTTGCCGCAGTAGCCGTTAGCGTCGTTGATCCTGATGCAGCACCATCAGCGCCAACGGCGTTGCGCACTGCCGTGATCCCACTTACCGCCCACGTGCCACTTACCGATAGATCGCGACTCCACAAGGCTTGATTCTGCGCACTCGGCTCAACCAACAAGGCAGGGCACGACTGCCCCAGCCAATCGATGCGCGGCACTCCGCTGGCTACGCTCTCAATCAACCCGCTGCTATTCACCCGCGTCGCCGTTGTGTTGCGGCTGACGGCGAACCGCATCGTGCTGTCCTCCGCCACAAATGGAGGCACGTCTTGGTATAGGTTGCCAGCCTTGTAGAATTGCGGAACGATCAGCAGCGATGGCGTTGCAGGCAGACCGTCAGTGTAAGCCTCTTGACCGCGTGCCACCAAGCAGCTGCCTGTCCCAGCGTTTTCATCTTCAACAGTAGCACCTGCGCCCTTCGCGCCTTCAAGCGCTGCTGCCCACTGCGTCTTGTAAGGATTCGTGCCGTGTTGCGCGACAAACGGCAAGCCGTAGCCAATGCCTAAAGCCATCAGACCGCGCTTACGATGGTTACGCCCTGCATCGAATATCCGATCACACTGCCTGCGTTCAGCGTCACGGCGGCGATCCTACGTCCGTT